ACATGACACTTGGAAGCCACTGCCGCATCAGATTGCTCCGGCTGGGAAATGGTTTGTATGGCTTTTGATGGGTGGTCGTGGGATGGGGAAAACTGCCACCGCCGCCCGACATGTTCACGAACACGTTATGGGGCCTCCATGTCTACCCGGAGTTCCGGGAGGTCACTGGATTGGCATAATCGGACCAACTCTCGGAGACGCCGTTACTTCTTGTGCTCTTGGCCCTTCTGGTCTGAGAGCTCATGATGAAGGGCTGAAGGTTCGACAGACTGCTGGCGGTACGACCGTCAGATGGTCAAACGGTGCAGAGGGAAAGATCTTCGGGGCTCACACTCCTGAAGATGTTGAGCGCCTTCGTTCTGGTGGTAACCGCTGCTTGGTTTGGGCAGAAGAGCTCGCCGCATGGAGATACATGCAGGAGTGCTGGCAGCACATGAGATACGGATTGCGTGTGGGTCCTTGGCCGCACGTCATCGTGTCAACAACTCCCAAGAACAGACTGCTCGTCAAAGAACTGAAGCGCAAAGCCGACGAGAAGTTTCTTGACGAAACAACTGGTGACATCGAAGTCGTCATGACCTCTGCCACCACGGCTGACAATCCACACCTTGACCAGCGGGTCAAGAACATGCTGTTTGACGATTATGGCAGTACACGTCTTGGTCGTCAGGAGCTGTTCGGAGAGATTCTTGAAGATGTTGAGTCTGCGCTTTGGCAAGAGTCAACAATCGAGAATGGGCGCGTCGCTGCCGTTCAGCAGCCTGAGCGTTACGATCTAAAGATCGTTGGCGTAGATCCTGCTGCCGGTGGCGCCAACGAGCACGGCATTGTTGTGTGCGGAAGAGTCAACAAGTACAGGACCCATGAGGATCATCCTTTTAGCCATCTTCCACACGGCTTTGTCTTGGACGATCGTACGACGACCGGGTCGCCTAACAGATGGGCCAAGGCAGCCATTCGTGCCTATTACGACCACGATGCTAACTACATCGTTGCCGAGAGGAACAACGGCGGAGACATGGTCATCAATACCATTCATGGTATTGATCCAACAGTTCCCGTGAAGCTTGTCTGGGCAACTCGCGGAAAGGCTCGCAGGGCAGAGCCCATCAGCATGATGTCTGAGCAGGGAAGGATCCATCACGTCGGCACTTTCCCCGAACTCGAGCAGCAGATGTGCGAGTTTGATCCTATTGATCCTGACGACGCTTGGTCTCCAGACCGAATGGATGCGATGGTTTGGGCTATGACCGAGCTATTGGTCGGCGGCGGAGAAGTGTCGATGTCTCAGATCAACGACACCCGCTTGCGCCGACGGCGCTGATGTACGCTGAGGAGCCATGAGGCCTCGTCCAGAAATCATTGATCAGTGGTCATTTTTCGACTACAAGCCCGCAATGAACGAGTTCAAGTTCAACAACTTGGCTCCGGGCTGGGTTCCTGAGGATGACCGACGACGACTCACCGCCTACACGATGCTGGCTGGATATGTTCGCAACAACAGTCGGGCATGGCTTCCTTCGACGCTAAACGAAGACGAGATCCTGAGTCGCAGAGAGTACGGAGATCCTGCGACGCTGATCGACAGCATCGTTAGCAGCGTCATGGGAGAAAGCCAGAGGATTCTTGTTGACGGAGCAGTTGACGAGGATCCGGCAATTCCCGGAGCTGTGATTCAACAGGTCCTCCTTGAAGAGTGGGCTTTCAAGGAAAGATTGATGAGCAAGATGCTCGAGAATGAGCGTCGAACTGCAGAGCTGGGCGACGCCGTCTATGTGCTCGGCTGGGATCCACAAAAGAACCGCCCGAGACTTCGTGTTTACGATCCTGGCTTTTACTTTCCTGTAATTGATCCAGACGATGACGTTGAGTATCCCAAGACAGTTCACTTGGCTTGGGAGTTCGAGCGTAAGAATGAGTTCACCAATGAGAAGCAGCATTTCCTCCGGCGCATCACTTGGAAGCTCATGGATCTTGACGAGCCTCGTCGGTATCCGTGGCAAGATGTGGAAGAGGCAGACAGCACGACTTCATGCTTCATGTGGGATGGAGAGTGGCTACTGAGCGAGGGTCAGACTGGACTTTTTGACCTGAGCGAGAACGCTGCCGTTTGGACATCGCAAGGCGTCGACCTCAATCTCGACTTCATCCCAGTAGTTCATCTGCCCAACACGGTCTGTGAGATTGAGCATTTCGGAGTCAGTAGCTTGGCTCGTGTTTTGCAGATCCTTGACGACATCGTCAGTACTGACACAGACCTTCAGGCGAGCAGCGCAACAACTGGAAGCCCTCCCATTGCCATCACCGGGACAGCTATCCCAACAGATGACCAAGGAAGAATTACAACTTACGGTCCAGGAACGGTTTTGAAGACCGGAGACGGCAACGCCACCATGATCGACACGAGTCGTTCTTTGGATGCTCTGCTTGAGTATGACAAGCATCTTTTGAGTCGACTGAGCGTCAATAGTCGCATCCCAGAAGCTTTGCTCGGTAGGGTCAAGCCGAACGAGGTTCCTAGCGGAATCGCTCTGACCCTGAGCTTCACACCGCACGCAAATCTCATCAAGGAGATGCGACTGATCCGTAAGCAGAAGTACAATCTTCTGCTCAAATTCGTTAGTCGCATGTACATGCAATCCGGGTTGATCTCTGAAGTTTTTGATGCCAATCTCGTTTTCGGCAGTTTCCTCCCGGCAGACAAGCAAGAGGCAAGCACGCTAGTTACCCAGCTTCTTCGAGAAGATCGACCGCTCATCAGCTTGCAAACGGCACTCGAATTGCTAGTGAAGGCTGGCATCCCCATTGATGACATTCAGCGAGAGATCCAAAGGATCAATAGCGAAGATTTGAATGGGGCGAACACACTTCTCGATGCGACCGGAGACACCGGCCTTGTTTTCCAAAGGTTGGGACTTACCGCTTCTCTTGAAACCGTCACTGGTGACGAAATTGTCACTCAAATGCAGGGCATGGAGGGTTTCTCGCAGAATGATACAGTTCCACCTCAGTGAGTGGTACTGTGCTCAGCACCGGATCATCCGGAATACCCCGATAGGGGACTCAGAAAAAGGAGCCAACAATGCCAGACGAGTCCACAGAGCCAGAGGTTACTTCCGATCCGGTTGTTCCGTCTTTCTCTCAGGATGACATGACTCGAGTTGCTGCCCGAGAAAAGGATCAGGGTAAGCGACAGGGTCAGCGAGAGGTGTTGGAGGCTCTTGGTTTCTCGAGCGTTGATGAAGCCAAGGATTTCGCCAAGCTCATCCGAGATGCAGAGGCAGCTCAGCTAAGTGAAGTTGAGCGAGCCAAGCGAGATGCTGAGCGGGCTAAGTCGGAAGCTGAAGAGATCAAGTCTGAGGCGCAGCGAGACCGATACATGGCGATGGTTGAGAGGGAGCTCCTGAAGTCTGGAGTTGATCTCGATCACGTCGCAAAGGTTTCTCGACTCGTAGAGTGTGATGTAAGCTCTTCTCCCGAAGACATCTCAACCGCAGTAGCGGACCTCAGGGCTGAGATGCCAAATCTCTTCCCAGCCCAAGAAGAAGAAACAGAGGAACCCGGTTCTCAGAATGCCGGGACACCCAAGCCTCCAGCCAGTGATCCTGGCAAGGCACCGAGCGCCAAGAGTTCTCCGGATCCGTCTCGACGGGCATCCGACCGACTCATGGCTCGGCCTGGTGACCGACTGAAGAACAAGTCCTGACCCAACACCTAGGAGGGTGTAACGATGGCATTCGACATCGCCGTCAGGGAGTACGACTACTCTGGCAACGAGGACCGGACGTGGCTCAAGACCCGCAAGGGTTTCGACACGTGTCGTTCCGTGACGCTGGACGTTTCGACCTTCCTGTCTGCTCATCTGACCGCCAAGGGCGCGATTCCTTCGGGAACCGTTCTCGGCAAGATCACCGCAAGCGGGAAGTACGGCCCTTACGACAACGCTGCTAGCGATGGTCGTCAGACGGCTGCTGGCTTCCTCTTCAACACCACCGTCGTTGGTGGCAACGGCAGCAGTGGCGCCGGTTCTTCCACGGACCTTTCCACGGCTGCTGACGTTGGCGCTCCCCTGCTGTGGGAGGGCGTCGTTGAGGAGTCTAAGCTCCCGGCATTCACCGGAACGGTTCTTGGCGAGCTTGACGCCAACGGCAAGACCGACCTGACCTTCGTTCGGTTCGAGTGAGAAAGGAGACTGAACAATGCGAATGATCACCGATCTCATCGATCCGCAGGAGCTTATCGACTACGTTCGAGCTTGGGACATGGAGGTTCTCCGTCCCGAAGCTCAGCTGATGCTCGATCAGTTCCTGCCCAACCGACAGGTCGACGACCTCGAGTTCCGCATCCGCAAGGGCGCGATGAACGACGTGGACGTCGCAGAGTACCGGGCTTGGGACACTCAGCCCCGGATGACCGCTCGTCCTGGCACCAAGTACATCGAGGGTTCCCTCGGTCCGGTGTCGCGTCAGATTCCTCTTGGCGAGGAAGAGATGCTTCGGATGCGGTCGCTGGAGCGGGGTACGAACGACCCCATCGTGAACGCGATCTTCGACGATGCCGAGCGCATGGTTCGATCGGTTCAGGCTCGTATTGAGCTGGCTCGTGGTGACGTCATCAATGACGGCAAGGTCACCATCAACGAGAACGGCTTGGTTCTCGAGGCTGACTTCGGTCGTTCCGCTTCCGCTACGAAGACGGCAGCCAACCTGTGGACCAACACTTCCACGGCGACTCCGCTGACCGATCTTCTGACGTGGCAGCAGGACTACGTCGACCTCAATGGCGTCGCTCCGGCGCTGGTCGTCATGAGCCGTCAGCGACTTCAGAACTTCGCTCTGAACGCTGAGA